TTTCTAGCGACAGAATTATTTTGAATATTGCAATAAAGGGAAGAAAATGGCGCAGACTGTTGCAGAAAAAGCAAAGAAACCAGTGGGAAGACCACGCATTGAGGATGCCGACTATAACGCCGCACGCGCACGCAAAATGGAAGCTGACGCGCAAATGGCCGAACTTGAACTGCTGCAAGCTAAAGGCAAGCTGGTGCCAGCGGAAGATGTTGCCGGTGCGTGGGTTGACGTGTTAGCAGCAATGAAGGCGCGGTTGTTGGCATTGCCGTCAGTGTGTGCGCCGGTGTGTGCAACTGAAACCGAACTGGCAACCGTTCAAAGCATTTTAGAAAACCAAGTGAGAGAAGCACTAGATGAATTATCATCTTACCAACCACACGAACACGCTGGACGCACAAGCGTCACTGACGGTGGTGATAACGGGGGCGATGCAAACGCTAAAGCCGCCGCCCCGTCTAAGCGTGGGCGAGTGGGCAGACCGCGAAAGGCGACTGTCATCGGAGGCTAGTGCTGCTGCCGGTCGTTGGGTCACATCACGCGCAGAATACCAGCGCGGTATTATGAATGCGATCAGCGATCCGCGTTTGCGTGACATTGTGGTGATGGCTGGCGCACAGGTCGGCAAAACCGAAATGCTGTTGAACGTCATCGGCTTCCACATACATCACGACCCGTCACCGATCCTACTTGTTCAGCCGACGCTGGAAATGGCACAGGCATTCAGCAAAGACCGGCTTGCACCTATGTTGCGTGACACACCGGCACTTAAAGGCAGCGTCAAAGATCCGCGCAGCCGCGACGCAAACAACACCACAACGCACAAGGTCTTTACCGGCGGTCATATCAGCTTGGTCGGGTCGAACAGTGCCGCTGGCTTGGCATCCCGCCCGATCCGCGTGGTTTTGTGCGATGAGGTCGACCGCTACCCGCCATCTGCCGGTTCTGAGGGTTCGCCTATCTTATTGGCCAGAAAACGATCAGCCACGTTTCACAACCGCAAGATGGTGATGGTCAGCACGCCGACCAATAAAGGCGCGTCAATGATCGAAAGCCAGTATGAAGAAAGCGACAAGCGGCAGTATTTCGTGCCGTGTGAAGATTGTGGCACGGTGCAGACGCTGAAATGGTCAAACGTCAAATGGGATAAAGACAAGCCAGAAACCGCATATTATGCTTGTGATAGTTGTGGATCGGTTTGGGATGATGCAAAGCGCAACAGATCAGTCAGAAAAGGCGAATGGGTTGCCACTGCTGATTTTACCGGCGTGGCTGGTTTCCACATCAACGGGCTATATTCGCCTTGGACAATGATGGCAGACGCAGTGCGCGATTTCCTAATAGCCAAAAAAGCACCGGATACGCTGCGGGTGTTTGTGAATACATTTTTAGCTGAAACTTGGGAAGACGCTGGCGAAACGGTCGGTGACATCCGCTTTGATGACCGCGAAGAAGAATTTGGCGCAAACATACCAGATGACATCGTTGTCATAACGGCTGGCATAGACGTGCAGGATGACCGGCTGGAATTAGAGCTGGTCGGATGGGGGCGTGATGAGGAAAGCTGGTCGCTGGATTACAAAACGCTTTATGGCGATCCATCAACGCCGCATTTGTGGAATGACCTGGATAACATCTTAAAAGCCAGCTATACGACCGAAAGTGGCAGATCGCTTGGCATCCGCGCCGCGTGCGTTGATAGTGGTGGTCACTACACCCAAGCCGTTTACAACTTTGTCAGACCGCGTGAAGGCAGACGCATATTTGCCATTAAAGGTATGGCCGGTGAACAGCGACCGCTAGTCGGCAGACCGTCAAAAAACAACATTGGCAAGATAAAGCTATTCACTGTCGGCACTTTTCCAATCAAGGAGTTGATATTTTCGCGTCTTAAGATACAATCGGAGGGTGCGGGCTATTGTCATTTTCCGGCGGGGCGTTCTGACGAATACTATCAGCAGTTGGCTAATAGTGAAAAAATCGTCACAAAATACCAAAAAGGCTTTCCGCGCCGCGAATTTGTAAAGACAAGAACACGCAATGAAGCACTTGATTGCCGCGTTTATGCTTATGCTGCGTTGTGTATCTTGTCGCTGAATATTAACGCTGTTGCCGATAGGGTCGTGAATGCGCCGGAACCAGAGACAGAACCGCAACCGCAGCAGCCAAATCCACTTGCCCGCCGACCACGGCAAGGCGGCTTTGTCAATTCTTGGCGGTAAATAATGGCAAATAGATTTGATATAGATCAGGCACCGGACGGTGAAACACCCGAAATCATCGTCATCGGTGATTATCTGCTATGGAAACGCAGCGATCTTGTTAGCGACTATCCGCTGGCAACGCATTCAATGGAATATGTCGCACGCATCACAGGCGGCGGTGCAACAGAAATCAAAGTTGCGGCAACCGAAACCGGCGGCACTTATGTGTTTGAGGTGGATAGCGCAACGTCAGCGGCATACGTTGCTGGCTTTTATCACTGGCAATTAGAGGTCACAGAAACCGCGTCTGGCAACCGTGTTGTCATAGAGCGTGGCACATTCACGGCGGTTGAGGATCTTGACATAAATGGCGCAGACCCACGCAGTCACGCCGAAATAATGATTACAAAGATCGAAAGCATTTTGCAGGGCAAGGCAGATGCTGACGTGGCCAGCTACAGCATCAATGGCCGGTCACTGACAAAGATGTCATTTGAAGATTTGATCAATGCGCGTGATTTTTACCGTAAAGAATACGCCAAAGAACGGGCAAAAGAACGTGCAGACGCCGGTGAAAACACTGGTCAGACTGTGCTAGTGAGGTTTTAACAATGGGCGTTTTTGATTTCTTCAAAGCAAAACCAAAGCCACGCAAGATGGCCAGAGCATATCACGGGGCAGATACCGGCAGATTATTCAGCGATTTCATCAGCAGCAGCCGGTCAGCCGATAGCGAAATCAAACCGTCACTGCGTATTCTGCGCGATAGATGCCGCGAAATCAGCCGTAATCACCCATATGCCAAGCGTTATTTGCAGATAATGACAACAAACGTGGTCGGTGCAAATGGTATCCGCATCCAAGTGCGAAAGCGCAACGATGATGGATCGCTTGACAGTGTTGGCAACCGGATCATCGAACAAGCGTGGCAACAGTGGGGTCGCACCGGCTTTTGCACAGTTGACGGACGCATTTCGTGGAACCAAGCACAACGGCTGTTTCTGGAAACGCTTGCACGCGATGGTGAAGTGCTTATCCAGAAAATCAAAAATCCCGCTGGCAACCCGTTTGGCTTTTCGCTGAAATTTCTAGAAGCTGACTATCTTGACGAAGGTTACGATGCGCGGTTGAGCAACGGCAATGAGGTGCGGATGGGTGTCGAATTAGACAAGCGCACCGGCAAGCCGCTGAATTATTATCTATTTGAAGATCACCCGCATCACGATCAGGGCTATGGCAGCAATACAAAACGCCATCATAAGATCGTATCAGCCGACCAAATCATTCACTGCTATATGCAAGAACGCGCCGGTCAAACACGCGGCGCACCGTGGATGTCAAACGTGCTGTCACGGCTCAAGATGCTGGACGGTTATGAAGAAGCCACGCTGGTAAATGCGCGGGTGGCAGCTTCAAAGATGGGTTTCTTTACCAGCCCCGAAGGTGATGGCTTTATTGGTGATGATTACGACAATCACGCGCCGATAATGGACGCCAGCCCCGGCACATTTTCACAACTGCCGCAGGGTATGTCGTTTCAAGCATTTGACCCGTCATCCGGCACCGAAAGTTTCGATGAATTTGAAAAAGCCATTCTGCGCGGCATAGCGTCAGGGCTTGGTGTCAGCTATGTGTCACTGGCAAACAATCTGGAAGGTGTCAGCTATAGCAGTATCCGGCAAGGCACCATTGAAGATCGTGATCATTTCAAGATGATCCAACAGTTTATGATCGACCAGTTTATTGACCCGATATACCGCGCTTGGTTAGAAATGGCCATCACAGTTGGCCGCATCAATCTGCCAATGGGTAAATATGATCTGTTTGCTGATCAAGTGATATACCGGCCACGCGGCTTTGCTTGGGTCGATCCGGCCAAAGAGATCAACGCTAGCGTCACTGCACTAAACAACGGCATCGTCAGCTTGCAAGATGTTCACAGTCAGTATGGGCGTGACACTGAAGAGATCTTTGAACAGATCAATCGTGAAAGCGAACTGGCAGACCGCTATGGCATAGACACCGCTTTCCAGCCGTTCGGCACTAAGTTACCGGCTCAACCATCAATAGACGTGGGGCGTGAAGACGATGCCGAAGTATAAAGGCGTTGAAGTAAATTTGCGACCCACTGCTGGTATGGCTGCTGAAGCCAGAAAGTTTTTTAAGTGGCGCGAAGAAGGCAACAAGGGCGGCACAGCCGTTGCAGTTGCGCGTGCGCGTCAGTTGGTAAACCGGCAAGAACTATCGCCGGAAACAGTGCGCCGGATGCACAGCTTTTTTAGTCGGCACGAAGTTGACAAGCAAGCTGAAGGGTTCAGCGCGGGTGAAGATGGCTACCCGTCAAAAGGCCGCGTTGCTTGGGCGGCGTGGGGCGGCGATGCTGGACAAACTTGGGCAAGGGCAAAGGACGCTATGTTAGATCGTATTGATGAAGGCGAACGCGCTGCACCAGATGCGCTTTCAGTTGGTGATTTTGTGTCGTGGGGGTCATCCGGCGGCACTGCGCGGGGCGAGATTGAACGCATTGAACGCGATGGATCGATCAATGTGCCAGATAGTGATTTCACAATCACCGGCACGCCAGATGATCCGGCAGCGTTGATCCGCATATATCAAAGCACAGATGAAGGTTATGAAGAAACCGACCGACTAGTTGGTCACAAGTTTAGCACATTGACCAAGATCAGTGCTTTGAGGTATCTTGATGGCGGAGATATGACAATGGATAGACACATACAAAACATCACAGAAACCGATGAAACGGTGACAATCACGTTTGGCAAATCAGACGCGCCGGTCACTGAAACTACTGGTTACGATGAAGATGAAGAAATGGAACGCTTTGATCGTGGCGAGTTAGTATTTCGCGCCGCTGCTGGTGAAATGGTTGATGAAGATGACCGCCGCGTGCGTATGTCACTGTCATCCGAAGAGCCAGTTGAACGGTCATTCGGTTATGAGGTTTTGCGGCACAACCGCGAAGCTGTGGATTTGTCACGGATGAACAGCGGTAACGCACCGTTGCTGCTGGATCACGATATGACAAAACAGATTGGCGTTGTCGAACGCACTTATCTTGATGAAGCTGACCGCAGACTACGGGCAGTTGTGCGCTTTGGAAAAGGTGCGCTTGCAAGGGAAGTGTATGATGATGTCAAAGACGGTATCCGATCCAATGTGTCTATTGGTTATCAGATACGTCAAATGGAAGATAAGAGGTCTGACGGGACGGTCGGCATCTCTTCGTGGATTCCATACGAAGCAAGCATTGTGAGCGTGCCAGCCGATGCCGGTGTGGGCGTTAATCGCAGTGCTAATGTTGAACCAGTGATCAAAGATAAGGAGACACCAAAAATGTCAGAAATTGATCAAAATGAGATCCGCGAAGCAGCCGCCGAAGCAGCCAAGCGCGATTTCCAAAAGAATGCCAGCGAGATCATCAATCTTGCTGTGAAGCACAACCGCCGCGATCTGGCTGATGAGGCCATCGGTGCGGGGCAGACTGTTGCACAATTCCGCGCAACATTGCTGGACGCCATTGGCGAAGGCAAGCCACTTGAGCAGTCAGCCGGTGCAATCGATATGTCGCCAAAAGAAGAGCGTGCCTATTCATTTATGAAAGCCGTTCGCGGTCTGGTAAATGGATCAGGTCTTAATGGTCTGGAACGCGAAGTGTCTGAAGAGATTGCCAAGCGTTCTGGTCGTGAAGCACGCGGCTTTTATGCACCAGATACATTCTGGGGCGGCAAGCGTGATCTGACTGTTGGAACAGCCACAGCCGGTGGTCACTTGGTCGGCACAGACCATCTTGGCGATCAGTTTGTTGATGCACTGCGTTCACGTCTGGTCTTCAATGAGCTTGGCGCACGCTTTATGACAGGTCTGCGTGGCGATGTGGCTATTCCAAAGCTGGCAACTGGCGTATCTGCTGGTTTCGTAGCTGAGAACGGCGCAACATCTGAGGTGAACGCTGTGTTCTCACAGATCACAATGTCACCAAAGTCACTTGGCGCATTTACAGACGTTTCACGTCTGCTGATGATCCAGTCTGACCCATCAGTTGAGCAAATCGTTCGTGACGATCTGTTGAACGCGATTGCACAAAAAGTTGAAGATGTTGCCATCGAAGGCGGCGGCTCAAATGAGCCATCAGGCATCATCGACACTGCTGGCATCGGTTCTGTTGCTATCGGCACCAATGGTGGCGCGATTGCTTGGGACGACATCGTTAACTTGGTCAAAGAAGTTGAAGTTGACAACGCAGCGATCAACGGCAACACACTTGCCTATCTGACAAACCCGAAAGTGAAATCTTTGATGGCATCAACATCAAAGGTCGCTTCAACAGATAGCGTAATGTTGCTGGATGCACCTTGGAACAGCCTGTATGGATACGATTTGGCAGTGACCAACAACGTACCATCAGATCTGACCAAAGGCACATTGACCACAGCGTCAGCTATGATCTTCGGTGATTTCTCACAGTTGATGATGGGCTTCTTCTCAACACCTGACATTCTGATCGACCCATACACAGCCGGTTCGTCTGGGGCGGTTCGCATCAGAGTGATGCAAGAACTGGACATCGCCGTACGTCATAGCCAGTCTTTTGCAGCGTGCTTGGACATCGATGCCTAAATCACAAGCGGGGCGGCTTCGGTCGCCCCGTCTTTCCCATAGGGGGATATGATGAAAATTAAGTGCAAAAGAAATATCGTGATAAAAGGCGTGGCGCACGTCGTCGGTGATATTGTTGAGGTGACAGACAACATCGGTCTGGATCTGGTCAATACTGGCCGCGTTGAGGTTTACGAAGATAAAGTTGGTATTACTGATCGCGCTGTGGGTCTGACAAAGAAATCAGCCAGCAGCCTAGTCAAGCGGAACACAAAGAAAAATGCCAAATAGATTAGTAAAAATTACGGTTGTCAAAGACTGCCAAGCGGGTTCAGTTGGTATAATGCTGGCCGGAGAAGATCACGATGTGCGTGATACTGAGGCACAGAAACTTATCGCGCGTGGATACGCTAAACCGTTTAAAGAAGCGAAAGCAGTCAAAAAGCCGGTGCAAGAAACTGTCGCGCCAGCGGTGGATGCTGAATAATGGCGGTCGAAAGCGCAGATGATCGTGCCATATTTATTGGCGTTGATGATTTTGGCGTTGCTGCTACTTATGACGGCGGCACAGTGAATGGCATATTTGACAACGATTTTGTCGAGGTTGACGCTGGTGGCGGTGTTGGGTTTGCTCTACAACAGCCACGCTTTGTTTGCCGCACCGCAGATGTATCCACAGCCGCTGAAGGCGACACGATTACGATTGACGCCACTGGCTACACCATCCGCATCGTTCAAGATGACGGCACTGGTATGACGACACTGGTATTAGAGAAACAATGAGCCACGTTAGACAACAGATACGCGATGACATCGTGACCACGCTGACGGGGCTGACAACAACGGGCAGCAATGTATTCCGCAGCCGGATATTTCCCCTGGAAGAAACAAATCTGCCAGCGTTGTGCATATACACAAAGAGCGAGACAAGCGAGTATGATACAATCGGCTTGCCACGTTCTGTGAACAGGGTTTTGGACGTTGCTGTTGAGGCATACGTCAAAGGCGTGTCAAATTATGACAACACGCTGGACACTATTGCGGTTCAAATGGAAGAAGCCATTGCCGCTGATATAACGCTTGGTGGTCTGGCTAAAGATGCACAGATCACCGCGTTTGAAGCTGATTTTGCGGGTGACGGTGAACAGCCGGTGGCCGTGGGTCGGTTTACAGTGACGGTCGAATATCGAACCGTTGAAAATGACGTTGAAACTGCCGCTTAAGGAGACAAACCGATGGCAACTTTTAAAGGCAACGAGGGTGTCGTTCTTATCGGCACAGACGCAATGGCTGAAGTGATCAGCTTTTCAGTAGATGAAACCGCAGACACCATTGAAGATACCGCAATGGGCGATACTGCTAAGTCATACAAAAGCTCATTCACGGATTTTTCGGGTTCAGTAGAAACCTATTTCGATGATACTGACACCGCGCACAATAATTGCACAGCCGGTTCAAGCATTACACTGAACTTGCAGATGGAAGGCAATACATCTGGCGACCATAAGCTGACTGGTTCAGCTATTGTCACCAGCCGATCAATCGGTGTATCGTCTGACGGTATCGTGACTGCCACATATAGCTTTCAAGGCACCGGTGGTCTGACTGAAACGACCGTATCATAGGGGTAAATAATGGGCTTGGGAGAACAGATCGCAGCGCGGCGTGCGTTGCAGCGTAAACAAATCGAGGTTGTTGAGTGGGGCGAAGAAGATCAGCCATTGATTATATACTGTGCGCCCATCACCGCCGGAGACATCGACAAGCTACAAAGAAAACATAAAGATTTTCTAAACAATATGACAATCACGGGTATGATTGATCTGATTATTGCAAAAGCTGAAGATGGTGATGGCAAGCGTCTATTCACACTTGAAGATAAGATGTATCTTATGAAAGAGAGTGTGACGCTGATTAGTGACATTGCTGGCAAGATGTTTGGCGATGTTGATACAATCGAGGACGCGGAAAAAAACTAAAGCAAGATCCGCTGCGGCTAAATATGATGGCCTTGGCGGATCGTTTGCACAAAACACAAAGCGAAATCGAAGAATTGACGCTGAGTGAATTGAATGAATGGTTTGCTTATTTTAAGGTGACAGACGATGGCCGATCAAAATCTTAGATTTACCATATCGGCCATTGACAAAACCCGCGCTGCATTTGGCAAGGTTGCCGCCGGACTAGGCCGCGTCAGACGCTCTATAATGAGCGTTCAAGGCGCATTGGTGGCACTGGGCGTTGGTGCGGGTCTGAAAATTATGGCCGGTCAAATAGACGATCTGGCCAAGGCGTCAAGCCGTTTGGGTCTGACCGTCAATGAACTGCAATCTTTACAATTTGCCGCCAGCCAGACGGGTGCGTCAGCCGAAGAGCTTGAAAAAGGTCTGACACGCTTCAACCGATCTATATCTGAAGCCAGCACCGGCATCGGCACTGGTCTGCGGTCGTTTGAGGCGTTGGGGATTAGCGTGACTGATGCCGCCGGTAATCTGCGACCGACAAATGAATTGCTGAATACAGTTGCTGACAGATTGAAAGAAATCGAAAGCCCCGCTGATCGCGTGCGGGTTGCGTTTGATCTATTTGGTCGGTCTGGTGTCAATCTGATCAACACATTGCAAAACGGCAGCGCAGAGGTAAACAAACTGCGCGAACAGTTTAATGCGGTCACAATAGAATTGACCGAAAACCAAGCCGCAGCAGTTGAAACCGCAAATGATAATTTTGACAAATTAGGTCAAGTTTTAAAATCTATCGGCAATCAAATCACCGCAACATTTTTGCCTGTATTGGCCAAAGTGTCTGAATTTATCATCGTCAATTTACTAAAAGCGATCAGCGCGGCGATAAGCAAACTGCGTGGTTTTCTCAATAGCATTGTTGATTTGGCCAAAACTGTAAATGTCGAAATGACCAAATTTACATTTGGCGAAGCGTTAGAAAAAGATATTGATCGCATCGTTTTTAATATGGAAAACGCTGGCAAGGCTGTGATGGATGTCAACGGCAATATCAAAGCGGCAAGCGTTACAATTCAACAAGCAAATAAGCCGATACAAAATATGGCAAACGGTTTCCAGCGGGTGCAAGCAAGCGCAACCGGCGTTTCATTTACTGTCAACAAATCCAAAACCGGCTTGCAGCAATATGCACAAGCAGCACGCAATACAACGCAACAGTTAGACAATATGGCGGTGCAAGGTCTTAACCGGCTTGAGGACAGTTTGCTTGGCGTTATGCAAGGCACGATGTCGGTCAAAGATGCGTTTAAATCTATGGCTGCAAGCATCATCAGCGATTTGATGCGGATATTCATACAGCAGCAGATAACCGGCGTGCTTGCTGGTGCGCTTGGCGGTATGTTTGGTGGTGGTGTTGGCGGCATCAGCGGCGGGGCTGGCACTGCTGGTGTGTATTACCCTGCACCACGCGCAATGGGCGGTCAGGTCAATAAAAACACGCCTTATATGGTCGGCGAACGTGGCCGCGAATTATTTGTGCCGAACCAGTCTGGCAGCATCGTTCCAAATAACCAAATTGGCGGCGGCGTTACAATAAATCAAAGCATAAATGTTTCAACAGGCGTGCAACAGACAGTGCGTGCAGAAATGACCAATATGTTGCCGCAGATCGCACAAGCTGCAAAAGGTGCGGTTCTGGATGCCAAGCGGCGCGGTGGGTCATTTAGCGCGGCGTTTGGGGGTTAATTATGGCGATCACATACCCGCTTTCAATGCCGACAAATCACAATGTTGCGACAATATCATTGTCAGCGCAAAACGCTATTGGCATCACGATGTCACCATACAATAACAAACTGACCGTCTATAAGCACCAGGGTCAACGCTGGCAAGCTGACATTGGTTTGCCATTGATGAAACGCGCAGACGCTGAAGAATGGATCACGTTTTTTATGAAACAGTATGGCGGATATGGTACGTTTCTGCTTGGCGATCCGAATGCAGCCACACCACGCGGCAGTGCGGCTACAGCGGCTGGCACGCCGGTCGTAAACGGTGCAAGCCAAACAGGTAACGAACTGTCCATAGACGGGCTTCCTGCGTCAGCTACGGGCTATCTGTTGGCCGGTGATTATATCCAGCTTGGCAGTGGTGGCACCGCACAGCTTTACAAAGTGCTTGACGATGTAAATAGTAACTCATCTGGCGAAGCTACGTTGACGATATGGCCTGATCTGCGGTCGTCACCTGCGGATGACGCAACAGTTGCGGTGACTGATGCAAAGGGCGTTTTCCGACTATCCACGCCGACGCACGATTGGAATATAGATACCGCTGGATTTTACAGCCTATCATTTGGCGCAATTGAGGCACTTTAAATGGCCAGAACGCTTGGGACGAATTTTTCGGCAGAATTAGCGGCTGGTGAGGTTCAGCCGTTTTTTGCTGTTGAAATGAATTTTGATAGCGGCGATTTGCGAATTTGGAACGGTTATGGCAATATCACAATTGGTGGTGAAACATACATCGGATCAGCCGGATTTTTGAATTTATCCGGCGTTGAAGAAACCGGCGAAATACAAGCGAACAATGTTAGCGTGCAACTATCTGGATTAGATAGCGCGATTTTGGCATCTGCTTTGTCTGAAAGTTATCAGGGCAGACCACTAAAGATATATTTTGGTTTTTTAGATGATGCTGGCGCGGTCATAGATACGCCATACACGCTTTTTAGCGGTCGTATGGACGTTATGGCAGTTGAAGATAGTGTGAACACAGCAACAATCAGCGTTAGTGCCGAAAGCCGTTTGATTGATCTTGATCGCAGCCGTTCGAGGCGTTTTACAAGCGAAGATCAGAAAATTGATTACCCTAGTGATCGCGGCTTGGAAATGATTGCTAGCTTGCAAGACAAAACATTTAAATGGGGTCGATAGATGGGCTTTAGTTTAGGCGGTTTTGTCAGCAATATTGTAAACAACCTAACAAACCCGACAACGCTGTTGACGGCTGGTTTAATGTTGGCCACTGGCGGTACAGCCGCCGCAATCGGTGTAACAAGTTATCTTGGATCTTTTGCGGTTTATGCGGTTGCTACTGCCGCGCTTGGTGCTGCATCACAAGCGTTGATGCCAAAACCAGATCTGCCAAGTTATTCTCTTGGTGATTTCAAAGCAAACGGTCAAACACGCACGCAAAACATCAAGCAGCCAACACAGCCACGCAATGTGATTTATGGCAAAATCAGAAATGGTGGCACGTTGGCGCATATTGAAAGCACAAACAAAAACAAGTTTCTGCACGTTGTTTTGATGGTGGCGTCACACGAAATCGAGGAGTTTCAAACTATTTATCTTGACGGTGCTGCTTTAACAATTAGTGGCAGCGACACTACATTGCCAAATAGATATGATGGATTAGTTAACGTTTACACAAAAACCGGTACAACAACGCAAACAGCGCATAGCGCACTTGTGTCTGCCAGTAGCAAGTGGACAAGCAACCACAGACTGCAAGGCATTGCTAATATATATATGCGGTTCAAGTTTGATGCGTCTGCGTTTCCTAATGGTGCGCCAAACATCACCGCGCTTGTTAAAGGCAAAAAGCTATATGATCCGCGCACCGCAACAACAGCTTGGTCAGCAAACCCCGCTTTGGCGATACGCGATTATTTAACCAATAGCACATATGGATTTGGCGCAGCCGCGTCAGAAATTGATGATGACAGCTTTGAAACTGCGGCTGACATTTGTGATGAACAGATAACGCTATCTGGCGGCAGCACGCAAAACCGTTATGAGGTACACGGCAGCTTTAACACAAACCAAAGCCCAAAACAGGTATTGGAACAGCTTTTGACTAGCTGTGGCGGCATCGTATATTTCTCAAACGGCAAGTTTCATTTGAAGGTTGCAAAATATATCACGCCGACAATGACGCTGACTGAAGACGATCTGCGCGGTGCTATATCGGTGCAGACAAAGCGCAGCCGCCGCGACAATTTTAATGGTGTCAAAGGCGTTTTCGCGCCGGTTCAAACAAAATATGTGCCATCGGATTACCCAGCATATGTGTCAAGCACATTTGTTGCCGAAGATGGCGGCGATCAAGTGTTTCTAGATTATGATCTGCCATACACCACAAACAGCGCAATGGCGCAACGCTTGGCAAAAATTGCGCTTTTCCGCAACCGGCAACAGATCACAATGTCGATGCCTTGCACGATAAGAGCATTCAGCTTGCAAGTCGGTGACACTGTAATGGTCACAAATGAACGTATGGGTTTTAGTAGCAAGGTGTTTGAGGTAGCAGAATGGTCACTGGCGGTCGATACGGGTGCAAATGATCAGCCGGTTATTGGCGTTGATCTGACATTGCGTGAACTAAACAGCGCAGTGTTTGATTGGAATGCTGAAGAAACAGATTTCACAACTGATGACACAATCTTGCCAGACCCGTTTGATATTGACCCGCCTGATGTGGCAACAGACGAAGGGTTTGTAATTGTCAATCAGCAACCCGTCAGCATCATTACCGTCACAGCTACCGATCCCGAAGATAACCCACAAGTGCAATATTTTGAGGGGCAATATCGGGTGTCTGGTGACACAGATTTCATAACGCTTGGCACATCAACAAATGGCATTTTTCAATTAGTCAATGCCGTTGCTGGTACGCTTTACGAAATACAGGTAAGAGCTGTTAGCACCTTGGCCTATAGCGATTTTACAGCGGTCAGTCATTTAGCAACCGGCAAAACAACACCGCCATCAGATGTCACAAATTTCAGTGTCAACATAAATGGTCAGCTTGCAGATTTGTTATGGACGCCATTAACAGATGACGATTTATCGCATTATGTGATTAGACATTCACCCCTAACAACAGGCGCGTCATATAATGACACCCGCGCCGTAATCAAAAAGGTTTCAAGACCGGCGAACAGCGCAACAGTGCCAGCAATGACCGGCACATATTTCATAAAAGCGGTCAACAAATTTGGTCAAACATCAGACAATCCGGCAAGCAGTGTCGCGCTTGTGGATGCCATAGCTGGTTTTAACTTTGTTGATGAGGTAGTCGAACAAACCGCATTTGCTGGCACAAAAACAGATGTGGTCGTGATAGATGATAAGTTACAGCTAGACACTAGCATTTTGTTCGATAGTGCAACCGGCAATTTTGATGACGCTATTGGCCTATTCGATGGCGGCGGCGGTTTTGTTGCATCGTCTGGCACATATGATTTTGCTAATTACATCGATTTGACCGCGACATATACCGGCACAGTCAATGCAAACGTCAAAACCACACAGTTATCGCAACACGGCGGCACCCCAACCAGCGGCGCGACAGATGTTGACCTCTTTGTTAGCACAACCACAGATGATCCGGCTGGCACGCCAACTTGGACGGCATACCGGCCATTTATTGTCGGCAGTTACACTGCACGCGCTTTGCGGTTTAAGGCTGAATTATCGACAACTGAAAGCGATGAAACGCCAGCCATTGAAGAATTAGAAGCATCTGTGCAGTTGCCGACCCGCACCGAAAGCGACAACGACATTCAGTCTGGCACCGGTGCAAAAGCAATCACGTTCACAACACCGTTTAAAACGCTGCTGGCGGTGTCTATATCGGTCGGGGATATGCAAAGCGGCGACTATTATGGTATAACAAGTAAATCAGCAACCGGCTTCACGATCAATTTCTATGATAGCAGTGACACAGGTGTTGACCGGCTGTTTGATTACGTTGCAACGGGGTTCTAAATGGCACAACACGATTATGTAATAGACAATCAGACGTTCCCGAACACGCGCACAGATATAAATAATGCGCTGGCGGCTATTGTAAGCACAAATGCCGGTGCAACCGCGCCGACAAGCACATACGCATATCAGTTGTGGTATGACACAGCAAACAATTTGCTAAAGATGCGGAACGCTGATGATGATGCGTGGATTTCACTGTTTACGTTTGATCAAGTGGGAGACACAGCCGAACCGCTTGCCGGTGGCGGTGCTTCATATTTTCTTGGGGAAAATGGCGCGTCTGGCGATACCACGAACGGGCTTGGCGATATTATACGGGTTCACGAAGAACAGCTTGACACAGATGTGACCATACCTGTCAACACAAATTCCGGGGCTTTCGGCGCGTTGATAATCAACGCCACGTTGACAATAAATGGCACTTTTACGGTGGTTTGATATGAGCAAAATTTATGTTAATGAAATCAGACACAGCGGCGGCGCTGTTGCGGCTATCAACATTGATAGCAGTGGGCGGATACTGACACCAGCTAGGCCAGCGTTTAGGGTAAAATTTGATGCAGACACCTCCACAATAAATATATCTTCAATCACAACATTAGATTTCAACACATATGGTTCTGTTGATTTTGATATTGGAAACAACTTTGTTTTAGCAAGCAATAAGTTTGTAGCCCCGATTTCTGGTTTATATCAAATTGATTCACAAGTTGTAATTCAGAGTGCTGAAGCGTCTACTGGTGTTTATATTTATGTCAATATAAATGGAACAGATACTCGTGCAGGGGAAATAAACGACCCGCAAGGCGGTAACTATGCTTCAACAAGATATTCTGGGTTGTTTAATCTAACGGCAGATGATGAAATCCTGATAAGGGTTAGAACAATATCAGATACATCTGTCACTCTTAGGGGTGATGGCACAGAATTTAGCGGATTTTTGGTAGGATAAAACAATGGCAAGCATCATCGGCGTACAGGAACTGCAACACACTAACGGCACGTCAGCTATGACGATTGATAGCAATGGCCTTGTCAAGCACCCTCAACGCCCAATCTTTTCGGTGAGAGGCAGGGCGAATAGCACATCATTGACTGCGGCAGATCCAAACTTTGACTATATAACCACTTGGACAACCACAGACATCGACGTGGGCAGTCTGCTAAACGCAGGTGGATATGCGCAAGTGCCTATTGGATTTGGTGGTATCTATCAAATCACTTGGGTTACTAACTCACAAACAGCAGGTGCTTTAAACTACAAATGTGCATTTATGTATCACTATGATGGTTCAACGTACACTCATTTAATGCGCCATTTTGCAGCAAACGATTACTCAAATTACAGCGTAGGCACCACGTTCTTCTATCAGTTAGACGCTGGTGACATAATATACGCTGGTTACGATGATCGATACGCGATACCTCACGCAGACGATGCTCGTAGTAACTTTTCGATGATGTTCGTGGGGTAAGATGATGGCAAATTACAAAAACATAAGCATAGCACCTGATAGCGATATTGTGTTTACAGCCGACAATATCTTGAAAGCATCAGACTGGACACAGTTACCAGACAGCGGCCTAACAGCAGACTGCGTTGCGGCGTTTGCCACTTATCGTGCCAGCATCCGCACTATCCGGCAGACTAATCCAGACAACCCGACTTGGCCTGATGCGCCTAGCGAGGAGTGGGCATAATGACCAGCGTGATAAAAGTCGACAACATAGTTAACAGCGGCGGCGATAACGACAGCGGTATTGACCTGACCACAAATGACGTTGTAGCCGTCAAGACTGCCGACACAGAGCGTTGCCGTGTGGACGCTAGTGGCAATCTGCTAGTGGGGCATAGTGGTTCTATTTTTAACAACATTAATACAACAAGCACAGTCGGCTCATCGCACAGCCCGAATGGTGAGATATTTGCGTGCAGCGACCAATCATCAGGCGTAATGTTTCTAAATAGAAAAAGTACGGATGGTTCTATCCTTACGTTCCGCAAAGACGGCTCCACTGTGGGGAATATTGGGGTTGCTAGTACGAATCCCTATTTCACAAACGATGGGCAGGGTGGTATTCGTATAGGTTCCTCTGGGACATCAATGCGGTTGCTTGCCTGTAACACAGATGGGAGTTATCGAGACAATCGTCACGATATAGGGGATGCGGGTGTCCGCTGGGATGACATCTTTGCCACCAACGGCACAATCCAAACATCTGACGAGAACGAAAAGCAACAGATAGCCTCACTGACTGACGCTGAAATCACAGCCGCTAAAGCCATTAGCAAGCTGTTCAAGACTTTCAAATGGAAAGACAAGGTAGCAGCTAAAGGCGATGCCGCAAGAACACACACAGGCGTTATCGCACAGGATGTTGAAGCAGCTATGACTAACGCTGGGCTGGATGCTGGCGACTATGCGTTTTTCATCAGCAGTGACTGGTATGTTGACGCAGATGGCAATGAGGTTGAGGCAGATGCTGAAGGTGCTATTGCCAAGAACCGCAAGGGCATCCGATACCCTGAGTTGCTGGCGTTTGTGGGTGCGGCTACTGAACAGCGGCTGGCTGACATTGAGACACGTCTGATTGCATTGGAGACAGCATAATGGATAACGACACCCAAATTGATGTTGTTACAATAGCGACCGGCTTGTCTGCGCCAATGTGGGTGGATGCGCTTGAAAGCTGGTTTGGTATGGCCGCAGCTTTTGGTGCGATGGTGCTAGTGTTTTGGCGTTTATGGCGAATGAGGCAACGTAAATGATACAGATACCTATGATCGATCTGATCCAGACGTTTATGCTGATCTGGGTGATTTATTTAGTACGGGAGTAACTATGACATCGAGGTGGCCAAATGGATCCCGTCACATTATTAGCAGCCGCCACGACCAGTTTTAATCTGCTAAAAAAAGGCATTGCAGCCGGTAAACAGATCGAAAGTATGTCTGGAGATCTTGGCCGCTGGATGGGTGCTATCCAAAACATCAAAACATCACACGGCATAGCTAAATCGCGCCGCTTCGGTTCTGTTGAGGAAGAAGCGTTGGAAAGTTTTGCTGCGTTAAAAAAAGCGCAACAGATGGAAAATGAATTACGCAATTTCGTGATCGGGCATTATGGGATGAACGCTTGGCAACAGATCATCAGGCTGCAAGGCGAAATCAGAA